TATGATTAAATTTATCGAAAGAAACAAAGAGATCATTAGCACACTCAGTATCGTAGCACTAGTAACGGTTATGTCTAACTCTGCTAATGCTATTTCAGATCTTGATACAAAGAATAACCTTAGCCTGGAACAGGCTCAGACATCGGAAACCGCCTCGAAAGAGGTTTTTTTGGTTTCTAAAGCAAAAAAACTAGAGAGTTTTGAGAATAAGGTTTCTCTTACTGATCTAGAACTAAAAGAACTGCTTTCTCTAGTAGGCTTCAAGGGCAAAGACCTTGTAGTTGCTTGGGCAGTTGCTAAAAAGGAGTCTAATGGCCGTCCATTGGCTTTTAACGGCAACCACAAGACTGGTGACTCGTCTTATGGAATGTTTCAAATAAATATGATTGACGCTCTTGGTCCTGATCGTAGAACTAAGTTTGATCTTGACTCAAATGCTGAACTATTCAATCCCGTCAAGAATGCAGAGATTGCATACTACATGACAAATGGTGGAGAAGATTGGTCTTCTTGGAAAGGCATTACGCCAAGAACTAAGTTCTGGATGACTAAATTTCCTAAGTAAGTTTTTTTTGATGATCTGGATAGGCGGTACCATCGGTGTTTATGCCTTTAAAGTATCGCCTTCCAGATTCATGAGGCTTTTCTTTGTCGACAGTAGTTCTTTCAATGCTTAGAGCAAGTTGTTCATTTATTTCATTTTCATGAACCTCTTTTGAGAAAAACTCACTAATAAGTTTCACATCAAACTCATCTACATAATGTCTTTGAATTGGTATAAAGGCTCCCAAGGGGTCTCCCTTTTTTACAGTTACCTTTAAGTTTGGAACTGTCATTTTAATATTAAAAGTAAAGTCTCTCTTTATGTTGTCTGTTTCAATAACAGCAGCCATAGAAATACATCCAGGAATAAACATATTGGGTGGCTGAATAGTCATAACATTTGTTCCTATTGGAGTTTTTATAGCAAAACAATTTTGAACCGTAACAATTCCACTTCCAAAACCTCCAGTTATAAACTGCTTGTTTTCATTATCTGAGTTTAAAAAGGTTATCACTGGGTCTGCTGGTGATCCATCCCAAATAATTTCAAAATCTCTTAAAGACTGTATTAAAAATCCATACTGATTTCCAATATTTAAAGGAAGACAGTAATAGAAGTGGGGTGTAAACCAATCTCTTTTGCTCTCTCCTTTTAGTGGCAAAATAACTTCTTTATAAAACCCATCATCTTCAAGACGGTGGGGGACAATTAAAATTGTATTGTCTGGAACTTCGTATCCAGGATTATTAAGGTACTGGCCATTCATGGCTTTTCTCCTTATCAAAAGTCCAGAAGGATGCAATTGTGTACCTCATGCTGTCTTCTATTTTTGTTACTCCGTGAAGATGTTCTGGGTCCCCTGGATGAATTGCAAGAGAACCAGTTTCTGGAATTACCTCTATATCAAAATTTGGATAAAATGTATGACCACCACTATAATCATCATTTAAATAAATTATTGATCCAAAGGCTCTGTGCTCAAATCCATGGTGCTCAGTATTACTCATGTCGTCTGCATGCGGTGGCTGTTCCATTCCTGGAAACCATCTAATTACTTGAAGGGTATCAGAATAAACTGGCAAACTTAGATTATAATTTTCTTTAATTAGTTTTCCACAAGCATTATTTGCATCTAGCATAATTTTTCCTGCTTTTTTATCAAACTTTAAAATTGATTGATAGTTTACAACTCTTCCTTCCCAGAAACTTGATCCTCCGCCTTCCCATAAATCATAAGATGTTGCAATGTTTACTAAATATTTACAATCATCTTTAGAAATAAAATTTTTTGCAACCTTTGCATTAAACACACTAATTCCTAATCGCTAAGTTAATACATGCACGTGGTGCTTTAAAAGTTTCGACTTCATGAACTAAAAGTTTTGGTACAAAAACAAAATCACCCTCAACAACATGGGTTTCATTTTCTAAATTTTCTCCAGTACGCCAGATCATTTCTCCCTTTACCACCCACTGAAATTGGTCTACTAGGTCATGGTGTTTATTTCCAACGACCCCTTTATTTTTCATAAAGGTTACTAGGCCAAAGTTATTTGAATATATATGTTTTGAATATTTTGAAAGTCCCCACTCAGTTACTGGCTTTAGTTCTGGGATTATCTCCATATATGGATCCTCTGGATCATTTAACTGAAAAGCAAGTCTGGACCAAAACCTACATTTTAGATCAAAACTTAAATACTCTTCTTCTAAGTTTTTGCTGTCTAGATATGATCTATCTGGGAATCTTTCTAAATCTATATCAACATATGTGGATATAACATTTAAAATGGTGTCCCATGTTGGTAACTCTGGAAACGGATTCTTAAATACATGGATTCTATTTTCTTTTATTGCTAGATCTATATCTGATTGATTTATTACATCAGAATAATTTAAAGTAGACATTTTTCCTCCTTAATAAATTATAGCACAATTGGGATTTTAAATCCTAGAACAAGGATTTTTCAAGTAGAAGCATGTCTTGATCTATCGCCAAGATCTGCCTATGACCTGCACCTATGTGTTCTGCAAACTCTTTGTAGTGGTACCTATACCCTGGAACAGCAAGAATTTCAGTAATAGAAGATTCGTTGTTGCACCACAAAACATTAAACAAACTTGCACCAGATATAGAAGCAATATCTTTTGCTTGGCTAAAAAATTTTATTTGATCAAATAGTCCATAGTCCTCTGGATAAATAACCTCATAGCCATTTTTTACAAATATGTCTTGTATATCTTTTTCTTTTTCACAATATCTTATTTTTGCTCTATAAAATTGAGATTCTTCTTCTGCAGATAAAACAGTCTTTGCTGAAAAATAATCTATGTCATTTTTATACTGAGCGTTATATCTTTCTCTAGATATAAAATATTTTTTTTCTTTATTTTTATAAAACATATATGAAAAACTTTCTATAACCAAATCAATTGCTAAGTAGTTGTACTTAAAGTACTCACTTTGTCCACAAATATCAGTTCCCATGTAGCAAGAACAAAATGGGAAATAGTTTAGACTTCTTGTAATTCCATGATCTTGATAAAAATTTTGAGGAAATGTATTATTCATATCAAAGAACATCACAACTTCCTCAAATAGATAATTGTTTTTTGATATATCAAAGACTGTGTTGGGAATATCGATAAATGTGCTCATCAAGTCTTTTGTAATTTTATTATTATTAAACAAATAACCTTTTTCTCCATTTTCAAAAAAGAATGGCTGTATATCTGGATACTTTAACTTTAAAACTTTATACTGTCCATAAATATCTATCAATGAGTGTCCATATGGAGAAAATGTTGAAAAAAGATATGTTTTACCAGGAACAAAAAGCACTTCTGTATTGTCATTGACTATTGAAAAATTTTTAATATTAACAGAATCAAACTCATAATTTAAAAACTTTTCTTGATATATATAATCACATTTTAAAATCATTTTTTATTTAACTCCTAAATCATATTTTTTTAAAAATTCATCGTACTCTTTCAATAAAGCATTTTCGACTGTTTCAGCAGATATGTCTTCATATAAATGAAGATCCATATAGTTCAAACCTACAACACTGTCAAACTCTTTTTCCCATGGGTAAGAGTAAAGTTTATTAATATTTATCTGCATTAATGCTGTTCCGTCTTTTGAACAAATAGTATTACAAAGATTTCCTCCACGAACCCCAGCAATTACATCTGCATTATAAAAATAAGAAATCTGATCTTTAATTGACATTCCCGAAAGTGTTACTATCTCAAAACCACGACTAGAAAAGAAGTTTTCTAAAGTGTCATCTAACCACTCATCCATATATCTGTTGTCAAAATCTTTTAACCTGTTGTTTTTTCTAATTGCATTGTTTGCATCTCTTCTTGTTATAAAAATCTTTTTTGGTTTTCTTATATCTTCATGCATATACATTTCAAAAAATTTTCTAAGTTCTTTATTCACTTCTGGAAAATGGTAATATCCTAAATTATTAAATGTATAATTTTTTATAAAAAGATTTGGACTTTCTAAAGAAAAGAAATATCTGGTGTTGCAAGAAAAAATAATTAACTTTTCTATTTTTATATTTTTAGTAACAATATCGGAAATCTGTATTTTATGAATTTTATCTGGCTTTATTGAAGAAGACAATTCATTATTAACAAGTTCTAAATTGTGACCTGTAGGAGAGTCAATAGGTTGCTCAACCCACAAAACATTAATATCTCTATCTACATTATTTTTATAGTATAAGTAAGTACCAAAAATTTCTTTTAAAAAATGATGGTACTGATATCCTTTTGGAATTAAAATCCAAGAACCTTTTAAGTCAATTTGAACATCACTTGCATTGTCAAGATAAAAATTATTAAAAGTGTAAAATGGTCCACCATCAGTTTTAATATATGACATAGAGTCATAGTTAGGATACTCTTCTCCTGGTAATACAAGCACCATAACCTTCTAAATCATTTCCTTAAAGTTAATATCAATTTTACAACCCTTGCAAATACCAGACTTAGGGCCATCTTTCTCAAGGTGGTCTCTCCAAGGCTTATATTTTTCATTTCTGTAGATTTCCCACAAAGGAGCGTCGTTTACATGAGCCATAATTCCATTATTATGCTCAGGCACATCTGATCTTGTATTGCAACACACCATTACGCTACCATTGTAGTCTATGTACATGTTTTTAAATGGCTGTGTGCATGCCTTAGTTCTTACATATTCTTCGTTAAATCCCGCAACCTTTTCAGTTCTAGCAGTTCCCTCTACAGCAAAGTTTCTTGCTCTTAGGTGTACAACTATTCCATCTATTGCTAGGTCATATTCTATTCTGTGATTTTCTACATCAGAAATAACTGTGTACTCAACACCAAAACCTTTGATCTTTTCAAGCATACGTTTCTTCATCTTGGCATGATTGTATTGCTCATTATTTGCCAGGTATTGTTGAATAAACAACTCATTAAGTCCTGCGTTTCTAAGAGCATGAATATAGTCAAGTGTAACATAGTCGCCATTGGTATTGGTTCTTAGTTTGGCCTTTGGCAATATCTCTCTGGCTTGAGAAATACGCTTTAGTATTATCTCTCTATAGGCTAGTGGCTCGTTATATCTGCTGTACGTAATTTCTTTATCATAGTCTATTTCTGATAACTGATTAAGTATAGACAAATACATTTCTTCTGGCATAACATTGTTATCAGAGTGTCTGTCTATAAAAGAGTTAGGACAAAACCAGCACTTCCTATTGCAGTAAGAATATACCTCTATCTCTATAAGGCCTAGTTGCTTCTTAAACCAATCTTTTATCATAATTGCACAATTAAAGAGATTCTATTATGGTATTGCCTAATCATTTTTTACCACTTCCCTATTGGGCAGGCTGCCCCTTCTAGTTTTGTTTTTGCTACCATAAAACACCCACATTTTTTACATGTTGTTGTAAGTTTGATCAACTCTGGACATGTTTTACATATGCTTAGTCTAGAATCAGATATAGATTCATCATCTACCAACTTGTTGTGATCTAATAAATGCCAAGGCCTTGCTTCTCCTTGAGCCTTTTTCCACTCTTCCCATTTTGACATGTTTGCCCCATTTTTATTTTATATAGTAATTATATTTTCGCCATCCCAGATATCTCCAATTTTAGCAGTTTGGCCTTCTGGAACTTTAATCATGCTATTATCGCTTTCAAAAATTGCTGCCATCTGTATATCAGAAGCACTGTTTGGTGAAGATATGTGTATAAGGATAATTGTATTATTACAAATATATGCAAACAAGTTTAATGCCATTTCTTGTGACACTGACATAGAATCTCCACCAGACCATTGCGTTCCATCCCAGATAGCACCATTTTTAACTGATTCTTTATGTTCCGTTACATTTTTTCCAGTAATAGGAAGACCACTTGCTATGGCAGACTCAACTCTTTCTTTTCTTTCAATAATTGGAATATCTAAAAGCGTAGACCAAACATCCCAAGTACCTGCATTATTTTTTACTATAAAAGCATACATAATTTCTCCTTGTTTATATTTAATTGTATCATTTATGCAAAGCACCCTCCGCAAGAACCAAAGTCTCCTTGGCATCCTACTGTGTCTGGATTACAACCGCCTGCTGGTGGTGTAACTGGTGGAGTTACAGGTGGAGTTACAGGTGGAGTTACAGGTGGAGTTACAGGTGGAGTTACAGGTGGAGTTACAGGCGGAGTTACAGGTGGAGTTACAGGTGGTGTCACTACTACTGGTGGAGTAACTGGTGGTGTCACTGGTGGTGGTGGAGTAACTGGTGGAGTCACTGGTGGTGGTGGAGTAACTGGTGGAGTTACAGGCGGAGTAACTGGTGGAGTAACTGCTGGTGTACAATTTGGTAATGCTGGTGCGGACCCTTCTTGAGTAGTAAGATTGTTTACATTAGGATAATTGCCATTTACCCATGCTTGAATGGCTCCTGCAGATGAGTACTGAGGTCCTCCATCTGACATAGCAATTCCATTAGAACAGAATGAAGCAAAGAATCCACCTGTTGGTGGCGTTACTGGTGGAGTAACTACTGGGGGTGTTACTGGTGGAGTAACTACTGGGGGTGTAACTGGTGGTGTCACTGGTGCTGCTGGACAGTTAGTTGGTGCTGCTGGCATTGAACTTATTGAAACAGAAATGCTTGTTGCTGGAGGATTTAAACCTTGAAGAAGTGAAGTGTAAGCAGCAACTGCTTGGTTAATATCTTGTACAACTACATTTTCAGAATTAACGGGGAATGATTCTTGTGTAGGAGTTCCATTAAAGCAGTATGAGAGATAGGCTGTTCCTGTTGTTACTGGTGGTGTTACAGGTGGTGTCACTACTACTGGTGGAGTTACAGGTGGTGTCACTACTACTGGTGGAGTAACTGGTGGTGTCACTGGTGGTGGCGGTGGAGTAACTGGTGGTGTCACTGGTGGTGTCACTGGCGGTGTCACTGGTGGTGTCACTGGTGGTGTCACTGGTGGTGTCACTGGGACAGCATTTTCAGAAATATCTCCATAGGCAATCCATGAATCAGTTCCAACCTTTAAAAGCGTTGCTCTACCATATTGATTATCAATATACATTTGTGAATTTTTGCTATTAATTGTTACACCTGATGCTGGTGTAAAAGTTGTTCTTCCTGATCCTGCTTCTATAACAAAATACTGATATCCAACAGGTATTTCAACTGATGAATTTGTAGGGACTGTCAATGTCATTGGTGATGCAGTATCAAGTAAAATTGTTTTTCCAGCATCCAAAAGAGCCAGGGTAAAGTTAGAAGTTTTTGTAGTTAAAGTGGTTTGCAACCCTATGGTTGCTGAAAGGTTATTTATCTGTGTTTGAAGACCTGTATCTGCAGTTGTTCTATCTGTTATCTCTTGTGCAAGAGCATTTGCTGCCAATAATGCATTGGCTATGTCTGTATTTGATAAGGTTTTTAGGTGCCCTGCTATAGATTTTGGACTTATTCCATTTGCCGTTCCAAGTGAATCAACAGTTGGGATACTTAGTGATCCATAATGATAAAGTCTTAAAGCCTCCTGAATATCTGCTGCATCTTCATAGCCAGGAACCCTGGTTGAGTATAACCCAGTGCCAGTTTCCGTTTCATCAATATAGTTATCAGCCATTACATATCACCATCTTAGATTATACCACCGTAATTAGGAAATGCACTTTGTGGGTTCCGTTTAGTGCAGACCAACTACTTCCTGAAAATTCAGCAGCATTTATGCTTACTGGCAATACAATGTCTCCACTTACTGGCTCTGTGGTTATTGGCTTAACAACTATAGAGTTGGCAACTGGCTTTGTGGGATTTGAAAATGTGCACTGAATGTTGAATCTTGATTCAGATATAGTGCTAAAAAGACTTGCGGGTATTATATTTGAAACCTTGAAATCTTCACTATCTACAGACACTCCGTTTAAAAAAGCAACATCTCTTGTTGTGCTATATTTATCTGTAGTTAACTTAGACACTTCTTCCCATTGAGTTGTATCATTAACATTTTGTAGTTGATAGATCATCAAATATTTTTCATCTGTTGTGTCTATATTTATATATATATCTAAAGCCTGTACTTCTGTAGAATGATTTATTGCATTTGGATCTCCATAGCCCACTAAAAACAAATTTCCTCTATCTCCTTGCGGACCAAAATCAACTTCAACATTTACATTGGCTGTACCACCAATAACTTTTACATCGTCAGTTGATACAAATACTTCTGTCATACTGCTGTCCATTTAGGATAAAGTTTTATATCTAAGGAAGCAACTGGAATTGAAGATCCTGCAGTATATAGTGTTCCAGTTCCATCAGAGAACTTTGTCCAGCCAGAAAAAGTATATCCAATTCTTGCAAGCGTTCCGTTATTTGCAACAATTGCATTTTGTCCTGGAAGATATCCATTTGTGTCTACTGGAACAACTCCGCTTGTTGCATTGCTATTGTTGTAAATAATTCTATATGTTGGAATTGCTCTGTTAGGAGTTCCAATATCTTGTGTTACATCGTCTGTTACTGAAATAGATCCAGTTAAAATAGTAAAGATTTTGTCGTAGGTGTCTGGTCCTTGAGCATATACCTGAACATCATATACATATGTTTTTTCAGGGTCCATCAATTTTCCATTTTCAGGAGTGATTGCACAAGTTATGTTTGTTCCGTCTAGTGAAATTTTTGCGCTTCCAACTATTTGTCCAGAAACTCCCGCTGAACCTCTAATCTCTGCAATAGTAAAAGTCGCATTACTATAGTCATCTAGATAAAATATTGATCCGTCAGTTTTTTGAGGGTATATCTTAAACTCATGGGTGTCACCCTTGTAGTAATTTATATTAAGTTCTCCTGGAAATGCCATAGTTTTATTATACCACGCTGACATATATAGATTTGAGAATTACTGATGCGTCATAGTCAGTTCTAATTTGAGGTACTGCTCCGTTACCCCAAATTTGCTGGTTTTCAATAAATACCTGCTGTGTTACAGTTATTGGATATGTATGCTGGTATTTCATTGATCCTATAAATTGGGCAATGTCTAAACCACTACTAGGTGAATAGGTTCTAATCCATGCCTCTGTATTGCTGCTATAAGTTGTTAGTTCAAAACTATACGTTATGAATACTTGGGCTCCTTCTTTAAGTCCTCTAAAACTAAATGCTCGGGCGTGATCATTCCATAGTGGAGTGCATCCTTTTGGAAGATATTTTTCGTTTGATAGACCTTCAGATAAAACAAATGTTGTGACCCAACCATCTTCTCCTTCAGAAATACCAAGTTTAAAAGGTTTTTCTATTTTGTTGTGGTATGAGGCCCAACCTGCTTGCTGGCCTGAAGAAGACAAAGAACTTAAACCTTCTTTGCCTGTCTTTCCTGTTTGCCCTGCTGGTCCTGGAATTCCTACTGGTCCTTGAGGTCCTTCTTTTCCATCTTTGCCATCTTTGCCTGCAGGTCCTTGTGGTCCTTGTGGCCCAGGGACTGGAAGAAATGACAGAGCATTTTCTTGATATGGAGAGGCTTGGCTTTGTTCTACCTGTGCAGCATAACTAGATTTTTTTGCACCAGGAAAGTCCATAGATTTAGAAGCAGCCATAAAGATATTATCTCACGGTATTATTTGCTTACTTTAAAGATTTTATTCTTAATTCTAACTACTGGTGGCAACTCAGGTCTAGGAATTGTAACTTTTACTACTGCCATTATAGACTACCTGTAATATCTCCAAGTACAGAGATAGTTCCAATCAAGGGTGTCCAAATTGTTTCTCCATCAATAGTTACCTGTAGATCAAATGTTAATTCTGTTACAACTGATTTAAAACCCTTACCCCATAGTTCAGTAATTGATGCTGGAGCCATAATGTCAACATAACCTGCTCCAGGGGTAATTTCCAGGGAATCTAGAACATCAGACTGAGGATCATAAGTAGTAGCCTCATAAGTCCAATCAGATGTATCAAAATATGTTAGTTCATCATCCTGTAAAAATTCAACACGTAGGGGAGAAGTATCTCCTCTTACAATCTGCCATTTAATTCTGGCTGGATCTGCTCCAAATATCTCAGGTGAACATAAATTCATAATATCTAGATTATACCATAAAAAAAGACTAGTACTCAGGCTGGTGGGTATGAGAGACAAACCAGAGTACTAGTCAACTTAAAGTATATCATATAGGTACAATTCGGACAGTGATATTTAAAGTTATCAAATTGTTATAATAGGTAATGTCCGTTTTGTCATAATAAGTCTTAATAGTCAGGATGTCGGATAGTGTATACTTAAAATATATAAGAAAGAAGAACTATCTTTAAGGTTTGTATTTACAAGATATCTTATATATAGTATATAGGAGAATTACTTCTTATCAACTTTGGCAATATGCTCAATTAAAATTCTATACATTTCGTCGAGTTTCTTTTCTTGTCTATCTCTTGATCTTTCAGAATCTATTCTCTGTTCGTCTAATGCATTCTCTAATCTTGAAACCTGGTCTTTTAATGATGATCCAGAATTTGGCTTAAGTTCGCTTAAATAATGTTTTACCATCCACTTGATAGATAGACCGATTGATGATACAATTGTAAGTATTGCGACGATTAACGAAGCCCAGTCTTGGATTGTCATAACTAGATTATTATAAGGGGTATTTTACAAAAATGAAAACAGCCATACTCGAAACACTTGAGTATTCTAAGAATCTAATTATATCCCCCGACATGGATGGTTTTATGACCGCAAAATTATTAGAGCGTTTTAACGGTTCGAAAATAGTCGGTTCATATGATAAAAATATTTTATGTCTCGCCGACGGTATCAATGCAGAAGATTGTTTATTCGTCGACTGCGATATGAATCGACAAGAGTTTGTTTCTCTCGGAAATCATATGCGCTTACTTGAGGACAATATGTCAGTCGAGTCGTTTAATCCAAATGTGCACTTTGGCGTTTCGACATATAGCGACAAGTTTCCTTTCGCAACCGCTTTTTTGGTAAGTTTCGCAACAGAGGTTCAAACCTCCGATATAGACCTTATACGCATGGCTTTCGCTGATTCAACTCTAAAGAACATGGAGAAGTACAGCGATAACATGCGAAACTGGTCTACACGGATGGATCATCCTGCAGTAAAGTACATAACAGACAATTCGGACATTGCAAAAAGAAATGATGCACAAGCAAGGTTTGATTATGTTGACCAATCTTTTACATCCAAAAGATACGGCAAGGAAAGATACCTGGATACCCTAAACAATGCCCTAGCAGGCCAGGAGATGGCTTTTGAGCCACTAGTCCAGGGTATGAAGTACATGTGCGATAAAGTAGGTATCAACACCGTTATAAGGTATAATAGAGATATCATTTCGTATGCTGAGATATTCGGTGGAGAGTATTCTGTTACATATGATCAAGAAATAGAATGGAAGTAAGTGGTTTATATAAATCACTTTAAAATATCAAAGAGAGAGACGGTAGAAAATGAATAAAGAAGAAATTATCGATTTCATGCTAGATAGCATCAATTCAGATAACAGGGAAATGTGTAAGAATAATGGCCTAAGTGAAGAAGATACTCAAAAGCAGATCGATCAGAGTCAGCCAGCACTTACTTTTATTACAGCAAACCTATACAAGAAACTAAAGGAGGCTGGCGTAATTGTCTAAGTATATATATAAGGTTGTCTTGCAGCCAATGGAAGATCTATATCTTCAAAATGCAGGAAAAGTATTTTTTAATACAGAAGAAGAGCGCCAAGCGTTTAATGCAGAACTAACTATTGAGGCTGACAGTCCAGAACAGTCACTTGCTATTAGAGTTGGAATTACTGATATCCGTATGTGGGAATTAGACCGTATCGAAGATTAATAGGTTAAGACAAGGATTGGTTGATCGATCAAGAATATAGGGTCGATCACCAAACCAACTTGTTCTATAACTTTTCGTAATATCTTTTGTATAGTGTGTCTATAGATTTTTGCAAACCATCTATTTCTGATTTATATTCTGAAAGAAATAAATTTTCTACATCTTTATATTCTTTTGCACGTTCTCTCGGAAAGTTTCCAGTATATGGGTTATCAAACTTTGGGTTTTCACCTATTTTTTTGATGATTTCCTCTGCTGTGTATATTTGATTTATGGGCAAGTCATTTTCTTTAGCAATAACATCAATTACAGCGTTGTGGTCTTTTGTAAATTCTGAAAATGGAGCAATAAACAGGCTTTTATCATTTAGCAGATATTCTATATAAGATGAATATCTTTCAATAAGTTCTTCTGGATCACCAGTTCTTTTGTTAGTCTGAATGTTGTTTTCCACCACATAGTCTCTATACAACTTTGCAGATGTCATGGATGGCAATGCATCTCTTAGAGGAACTACGAATGGATAGTCTTTATCTCTGTTCTCTAGTGTTTCAACTTTATGTGACCATAGTGGTACTGCTTCTATACCAAGTGTGTAGCCTATTGATCCCGCCAAAAATGTGTTACCAGATCTTTCGAAACCATCAACATATATTTTCATATTACCATTTTACCATCAATTTAGTTTATCCAAGAGACAACAGAATAGCGAGTTCCTTCCTCTACTGGGCTTATAGAGTGATTATATACGTATGTAGATGGAAATAGAAGCAACTCGTTTGCTACTGGCTGGTAAGATATGCCAAATCTTGGAAATGAGATTATTCCTCCAGTAAAGTTATCGTTCAAATAGTATACCGAAGATATGCGTCTATTCATACCGTGAAAATCATCAATGTGGTCTGTAAAAAATTGTCCTTGTCCATATCTTAATATGGCATAGTTTGTGTGATCTGGACAATAGGTCTTATAGGAAGCCATGTATTCTTTTTCTATTCTTTCAAAAGAATCAGAAAATGTTCTAGACATGTCTTTAGCAAAATCGTTGCTATTTTCTGAAATTTTATATTTAACGACAGATAGGTCTGTATCTCTATATTTCTTCTCTTCACCAGCCATTGTTTTTGCTGCTTCCCAGATTGGCTCAGAAGATTGTATTCTATTTGTTATTTCAGAATAATTTTTAATTACATCCTTGTATAGCATTATTCCTGGAGCGAGTTCTTGCATGACTTAGTCTTTGCAAGAGCAGTTTGAGCAGATATTATCTGAAAATAATTTTACAGACAGGGATGTCTCTTCTGGTCTTCCTGCATCTTCCCAAAAAGATTCTCTTCCCATGTTATCTGTTATTGGCATAGGCTTAGATTCAAACTCAGGTGCCTTTGGCTCTTCCTGGAAATCTAAGTCCCAGGCGTTTTCAAAATTTTCTAATATTCCCATTTATTTTCTATCTCCCGTCGTATTTTTGTTATACTCTAACTCTAGAGCATAATATCTATTATATAGTTTGTTTATATTAGACTGAATATGATCTATGTCATCTGAATAATCTTTTAATATGAGTTCTTCTATTTCGTCTTTTAGTTCATACTTTTCTCTTGGAAGGTTTCCAATTTCAGGCTCATAGATTGTTTTAATTATAGATGATGCTCTCTCAGAAATCTCTTCATAGGTTACTGGCCTTACATTTTCTAGGACTGGATATGTGTAGGCTATCAGATCTATAACCTTGTTGTGATCTTTTGTAAATTCCTGAAATGGGGCTATAAAGAATTTTGGATTGTCTATTAGGTATTGGGTGTACTCTTTATACCTGGCGATTATGTTCTCTAGTAGCGTATTTTCTATGTCATACGAATTGGAAAGTTTGTTATTGTAAAAATAGTCTCTATATATTTTTGCAGACACTATAGATGGGAGAGCATCTCTCAGTGTGATTATAAAAGGCTCTACACCGTCATATACTTGTAGTGGGTATAGTTTGTGATCTGGGCTTGATATAACATCTATTCCCGTTGCTAAAGAAATTGCATAGGCAAAGAATGTGCTTCCACTTCTTTCCAGCGATTCTATATGTATGTACACTTCAGGAGACTCCTAAGCAGCCTTGGTTATTTATCAATTATATCACTATTCTGAAAAAATTTAAAAATCCAAATACCCCAAAATCTGAATATTTTTACCAGATGTATGATGCAGGTTTTTAAAGGATGTGGGGTAAAAATATAGTGAGCACATACACGTCCCAAAATTTTGATGTTTTTTATTTTAATTTATTTTTAATTTAAATTATTTTAATTTAATTTACTAGGAGGCACCAATAGTTTTTTTATTTAACTACTGGTACCTACCTAATAAATATTAGTGGGTGGTGCTAACTAGATTTACTTAGTATGGGCACCACTTTTCTATCAACCCACGCCTTCATTTTTTCAGTGTCTTTGGCTTGCTTTAGGTCAATGCTAGTGATACCTAAATCTCTAACTACTTTGCTAGTTTCTACTACAATAGTTTTAGCGAAAGCAACACCTAAAAGTTTTAACCCTAAAGGAATTGCGACCACCGCACCGATTGTTAGCACTAGCATCATAACCGCCATGAAGATAAGTGAGTACTGAACTACATTAGCAAACCACTCGAATGGTGCAGAAATAAAATCGAACATTTATTCTCCTTAGTCTGATGTAGTGAGTGTTGATACAGGAGTGAGTGAGTCTAGGTAATCTTGTCTTACCTTAGACATAACTCTATCTATTTGTGCGTAAGCATTAGCGCACTTATAGCAATAGGTTTCTGTGTTGATTCCTAGCATAAAGGCATCTGTACCGCTATAAACCAACTCTGTTGAGTCGCAGTTAATTACCTTGCATGTATTTGTGTTCATTTATTTATCTCTTTTCTTTAGTGCATGAGCAGGGGTTGATTGTTATTTGTTTTCCTTTTTGCGTAACTATTGCTAGGGTATTGCATGAGGAGCATAAGTATAAGTGCATTAGTATTCACTATCCTTATCTAGTACTGTTGGGATAAGTACAATTATAGTGCATAGCACTGACAAGGCTAGGATGATCATAGGTAGGCTCATTAGTTATTTTCCTCTCTAGTTAGGATAAAGTCGCGCTTATGGCGATTTAACTCAAAAATAGCACCATTGGTACAGATAACACGCATAGCGCTACCATTCCATTTTCTAATCTTTAACACTACCCCCGACTTAACAAGGTTCATGCAATTAGGTAGGGTAATGGTATCGCCTACCTCGATGTTATCGTAGTTACTTAATGTAGTCATTTAATGACCACCTTTCTTTTTTTCTATGGTATCTATTTGATACCCTTTTTCCTTGCCTAGGTTATTTGCTTTTTATTTGCTACGCTCACCCTATTGCTAGGTTTATTTGGTAGGCTCAAAGGCTCACTAGGATTTATCTTTATTTAATTTTTCTTACTATGTAAGTGTAACAGATAAATGTCATACTGTCTAGTATACTCACCAGTAGTCTCACTATGTGGAGCGTGTACTATGTGATTTAGGTCACTTATTCGCTAGGCTCATATAACAATTCGTTATCTTATTTGCTAGGCTCATAACCTTTTATCTCTATTTAATTTTTCTTATACTAGTATAATAACACATCTACCACTAAAAGTCAAGTTATAACACGGCGTGTCGCATGTGATATGCATCACACGGGACGTCTAAATGACCAGTCTTGGGTGCATAGGTACATGACTGATCTTAGGTGCATATGCACATGACCAGTCTTAGGCGTATACGCCCATATAGGGGGGTGTATATAGGGGGGGTATATATAGGGGGTATATGGGGACGTCCCCTGTGGATAACCTGTGTATAACTAATGTGATGCTTATCACAAAAATACTTTTCCGACACGCCCGAAAAACACCCCAAAATGTCAGACCCCCCTGTTATACTTACTAGTATAAAGAAAGTTAAAGAAGGTCTTTAACAAGAAAGGAGATAGTCAATGACTAACTCACTATTTGGACAAGGGTTCGCTACACTTAGCGACTACCCTAAAGGCATGATGAACTTATGCCAATGCGGTCAGGTAATACTCGCCCCCGCTACAATTCATGACATTTGTACAACAAATGGCGACTCTTATGGTCGTACTTGCTACCACTCACAATGTGGTCGCTCTCTCTAAGTAATTAGAGAAAAACAAAACTAACTAAAAAGAAAGGTCGTTAAATAAATGACACTAGATGAATACAAGGCGCTTGTAGAAGCGCAACGCAAGGAAAGCCTTGCAATTGCCCTATCCTTACTAAAGAAAGAAACAAATAAATGAAAACTGACTATGAATTAGAACAAGAATTGCAAGAGCAATTTAACGAATACCTAAATGATTCGCATGACCCAGTAATGATTGCAGGAATTTTATTTTATCCTGCCGACATTCTAAAAGAATGCGACCCAATTGCTTATCGTGTTTTCTTAAATGATTTTGAATCTTATTTAGAAAACGAATAAAAACCAAGATCGCAGAAATAAAAAATCTGCGATTTTTGGGACGTCGTTTCGAACAGATGTTCGTATGATGTAAATCACATCAAAAATGTCCGTTTTGTGCGTGTCTAAACTTGACTTTTTGACTTTTATCTGCTAGTATTACTACTATAACAATTAAATAATGACAGTTTAGCCAATGAGCCTAAGCAAATAAATGTGACCAGTATCACAGTGAGCCTTAGCAAATAAGTGGCAAAAATGTCAGCCCCCCATGATAAGATAGTCTTATCAACTTAACGAAAGGAAGTCTATAAATGACTTACACTATAACACTAGAAACCTTTAATGGTTCTACCAAAAAAATCAACCTTGCCTCAAAAGGTGCGGTTGCTCAATTCATCTCAACTTATCCAACACAGTTACCTGTTGGCGTTGCAGTAAAGGTTGCTTGCGACACTCTCGGAATTAGTGGCACACTTCGTGGCACTCTTACACCCTCAAAATCAAACTAAAGAATAGGAAATAAAATAAATGACTAAAGTAGAACACTCACTAAAGTTCGTAACAGAGTTCGATGAAACTCACCCAGTAGCACAACAGGCCCTCGCTATCCCTCATGCAGATTTGGTTGCCATGCTTGAGGGAATGCTAAAAGATTTTCTTGTGCCTGCAATCGGTCCTGTCCTTGATGAAATAAATGAGCGAGGCACTTATGCAATTCTAAAGGTGGTCGAATAATGATGACTCGTAAAGACTATGTAGCAACTGCTGAAATTCTAAAAAGTTATTCAGAGTTAATTGACCAATTTACTTTTGAAGATTTAATCTATGATTTTTCAGACATGTTTTTATCAGATAACCCACGCTTTAACCCAATGACTTTTAAAATTGCGTGTGGTGTAAATGATTTAGCAAATAGTAATTCATAATAAAAAAATCCTGAGCATGATTTAAAACTGCTCCACACTCAAAATTTTGGGACGTCGCTGTCGGGCGTGTCGTCCACATGACGCAGATCACACTCAAAATTGAGCGTAAGTTATCCACATGACCTGTATCACATTTCAAAATGTCCGATTTGTGGCATTACTGGTCAGTAGATGTCAGACCCCCATGCTACACTTACAGTATAAAGAAAAATAAGGGTAAAGAAATCCCTTAAAGAAAGGTGGTCTAAAATGACTACATTAACAAAATGCGTTGAGCATAACCCTATGAAATCTGCTATCTCCGAAATCGGTGATGAGCAATTTACCTTCTGCCAAAATTGTGAGCAGAACATTGAGCGTTGGTATAACGATACCGACCCAGAACGACTACCTATGTGGTCAGATTGGAAGGTATCTCAATGATAGACTTCGTAAAACAATTAGAATTAAATAACTATCTTGCAGACGAGCAGATAGACCCACTAGCAAAAATGCTAGATGAACTAATAAAAAAAGGAGAATACAAATGAGCACATTTGTACCAATCAAATCAGTATGCGGTGCGGTTAGCACTAGCATAGACATCTATGACCTTGACCTAAACCCTCATGGTGTTATCTGTTGCGATAACTGCAAGTCAATTATTCTATGCCGTAAGGCTTGGGATTTTCTATACAAGAAAGGAGAATAACTAAATGGCTATTTTTAATTTTGAGTTATTCGTTGATGTCGAAGCAGATGATTTTGAGTCTGCACTATCATGGCTAAAGGCTATGCCACTTGAGAGACAATTAGACTTTCATGTTATTGACTATAGAGAAATGAAAGGAGAAATAGATGAAAACTAACTTTGAGATAGCGCAAGAAATTAACACTCTTGCAAAAAAACACTATGGTGAAATGGATTTAGCATTTTCTTGGGGTTGCGCTCAAGGATTGCTAACTGCAAAACAATTAGAGTTAATTCTTGGAATACTAAAAGAAAAAGAGGAAAACTAAATGATTGACTTTTTTGTAAATGGAAATGCACTCTTTTGGTTTTCAATGATCTGTTTAGCAAGCGGATTTTATTTATTTGTAAAAGAGTAGAAAAACGGGACGTCGCGTTCGGGCGTGTCGCCACGCTGTGAGATTTATCACATAGGCTGAGCGTCTCACTATTTGGATTTACTCGCTAGTAACTTGATAATTTATGGTTAATAGGCTAAACTTACATAGTAAGAAAAATAAATAACAAAGATTTGTCAGACCCTAATGGTAGGATAGATTTAATAACAAAAAGAAAGAGGTTGGCAAATGTCAGCAAATGTCTATACAATAGAAAACCTACTTGTAGGAAAAACTTATAAGTCACGCACTTTAACAGGCGAAATTATAGATGCAGAAAAGTCTGATGTCTTTTATGGCGCAGGTTTAGAAAGTTATCGTGTTCAGGTTCGCCCACACTATCCTTCAGTATTTAATCTAAAGGATACTTATCGTATTCTATCAGTAAGAATTGGAGAATAAATAAATGGGAAACTTAATCGAATTTTTGGTTGATTGTGTTGATTGCCATGATGAAGGCGTAATTTTTTGGGGAAACTCATCGGGTGAGTATGACTCAGAATTTTGCGATTGCAATAAAGGCGTGTCGCTTGAAAATGAATACTGTGCATGGTATGCTGAAAGTATCATGAACGAAAACTATAAGGAGAATAACTAATGAACGAATACCTATACTCAGTAACTACTACTAATGACGGAGAGGCTAAGCCTAATTGGATTGGTCGCTACTCAGATGCTTTATCTGCCGTTGAAGTTTATCAGAGATTTATTGACCACGGATTTGCTAATGAATTCCGTACAATAAATTTATCAGAGCCTAGTGGCAAAATGCATACAAAGATTTTGTATCGCAGTGGAATTGTAGGAGGTAAGTAAATGGGAAGTGTTACAGCAATTGGATTAGCAGACTCAGTATTAGATTTAGAAACGCAATTAGCGTATCACTTACAGGGTAATCACTATCCTCCAGTACCGCTAAGCATGGTGCAACCTTGCATCGAAGCAATTGATGCATACTATGATGAGGACTATGACCGATTTATTGCTATGCCCGAAGGCGTATTCTATAAGGGCATGAGTCATGCACCAGCACACGCAATTGTAGACCAACACCACCTATCTTGGTTTATTGACCCAGTAAATGAATTTGAAGATGAGGAATAAAATGTCTGATACAATGATTGCTATGGATTTAATACACGCTGATAACTTGCAGCCAGATCAACTAATGCTAGGCGATTTAATAAAAATTGGAGATGACATTGTTGAAATTCTTTTTATTGAAAGTGATTCCACTGGCGATAACTATGATGTACAAACAGAAAATGAATTTGGAGAAAAAGAAGTAACGCAGTATAGTTACACTGATACAATTCCTCTTTATGTTTTTATAGAGCAAGAGGAATAATTTTTATGCACTTCCCCGCATAAAAAAATCGACGTCGCCTGTGGATAACCTGTGGATAACCTGTGTGACGCTTATCACAATTCTTTGACTAGTCAGACCATGCGACACGCTGGCTATTTGTCAGTCCCCCATGCTAGACTTACAGTATAAAGAAAGTCAGAAAAGGTTTCTGAACTAGAAAGGGTCAAAAATGACTAACAATGAATTAAAAGATTTTGATGGTATTGAGCAACGCTCATGCGATTGCGATAACGAATACTGCTATTGCTAATAAAAGAAAGGTAATGAATAAATGGATACTTATAACAGAATACTAAAAGAGCAACAAGAAAAAAGAATTGCTCAATCAATAAAAGATAAAGCGGTTATTGAAGCCATGTTCTCCAATAACAATCGCCCCCTTAATAATAATCATGAACTAAAGAAAGTAGAAAACTAATGTCACTATCAATAATAAATAAAATCACTGTTGGAAAACTGTTTATTTCCAATGACCAAAATTATCTTGTAAAAGAGATTCTTGAGGTTAATGATGAAACTGAGTATGTAATCGCAACACTCACTAATTCTAAAGGTGAAGAAGTATTTTTCACAGGTGGATTTTCTCAATGGTTCGAAGGGTTGGTTCAGTAATGAAAACACTACAAGAAAAATTAGATTTAGTTTCTAAAGAATTAGAACCAATACTTTGGGAATTGTTAGAAGAAATCGAAAAAGAATAAAACCAATTTTGCAGATCTAAAAATCTGCAAATTTTGGACGTCGCGTTCGGGTGTGTCTGGGGATAACCTGTGGATAACTATGCCCTACTCACCAGTAACCTATATAAAATATCTTTAAGAAGGCTATTTTTCTTTTCCCCGATCCTGGGCGGGGAAAATTTTTTGTGATTTTAATCACACGATTCAGATTTGACATTTTTAGTAGATGTGTGTTAATATTGTTATATGAAGAAAACAGATGAGGAACTACGCAGGCTTATGGAACTACGCCGTAGCAACGCTGCCTCTGCCGTACCTTCTAAAAAGGCTTACAATCGAAAGAAATGTCAGTCCGAACTGATACAATTAAAATATCAACAAAAAGGAGAATAGCCCATGACCTACGAAAATGATGAAATTCTTGATGAGTACTATGCAACAGTGTGCCCTTCATGTAAAGAAAATGCCGTTGACGCATATGAAGATAAGTGCACTCATTGCCTTCTCGAAGAAATGTCATATACTTATAACGAAGACATTGCTCTAGAAATGAGTCTTGGCCTTGACTACTAATACACTTAAACTAAAACGCTCTAACGATAGAAAGGTGGCTAATCTTGTCACAAAAAATGGAAAACAAGCCGCAATCGCAAATACCTTTGGTCTACCTGCTGGAAAGGCTTTCTCGTGCCCTGGTGCCACTAGTGTTTGTGAAAGTGTTTGCTACGCAGGAAAACTTGAAAAACTCTTCAAGGGTGTAAAGGCTAACCTATTACACAATTGGGATCTTCTTAAAGACGCAGACGGAGAAACCATGGTCCGCTTGATTAATGAGATGATTATTGATTTCAAGAATGACTGCAAAAAGAAAGACGCACCCATGCTATTCCGTATCCACTGGGACGGAGATTTCTTTAACGATACTTATACATATGCATGGAAAGTAGTTATTGATAAGCACCCTGATATTCAATTCTGGGTTTACACTCGTGTAAAGTCTGCTGCTCTTATTCTTAAGGATGTATCTAATCTATCATTATATTTCTCTGCAGATAGCGAGAATGTAAAAACAGCGGTAGACCTAAAAATTAATAGTGGCGTACGCATGGCATACCTTGCTAAGAATTTTGCTATTGGTCAAGCCGATGTAAAAGAAATGACTGGACGACCTGCTGCTAAGTGTCCTGAGAATAATAAACAAATTCCACTTATCTCAACTGCTGGTAGCGCTTGCGTTTCTTGCTCACTTTGTGTATACTCTAAGAGTGATATCATATTCTCTGCGAGTAAAAAATAAATGAGTGCATGGCTATATGTACTAATGATACTAATAGTAATGATTTCTATTTTGGGAGGCAGTGGCTGATCCCCTGAAAAAACGGGACGTCGGCTGACCAGTCATTTGTCAAGTCAGACACGCACAGACACGCAGGGGTTTACGATGTGATGTTTATCACCCCCAGAATTTGAGGCAGGATTTGTATTTTTGAGATTTTTCTGCTAAAATTGTATTATACGCAGAAAACCTAGTGACGCAAATCACATAGATAATGTCTCACATTTTGAGATTATTTGGAAATGGATTTGTTATTTCTTAGATTTTTTGCTATACTTAATACATAAGCAAAACCAACCTAACAAAAGGAGAAACAAAATGACAGTAGCAACCGCAACATACAAGGTAGGCGACCTATACACTTCACAGAAGTCAAAGGTTACAGGAACAATCTTGGAAATCGCACCTAGCAAGACAGGCGACACAGTTCGTGTTAAGTTAGATGTAAATGGAAATACTCGCTGGACAACTTGGACAGCAAAGTAATCTAGTTACTAAGTCGCCAATGTACAGCGACTCTAAATAAGGGGCAGGAACTATCCTGAGCAAGATACAAAAAGGCTCACCAAAATGTCAGACCCCCACGCTATAATAGAAACTAACCCACAAAAAGAAAAGAGAAAACCCAATGGCACGACAGAAAGCAATCTCAGTAAAGATAGCAACACCTAAAGTAATCAAGGCACTAGAAACTGCACTAGCAAAGTTAGAAGCAGACTACGCATCACAAGAAGCAAACGAAGCAAAGCATCAGAAGGCTTATGAGAAGTGGAAAAAGGAAGTTAGTGAGTATGCAATCGCTAACATCAAGAAGGCAGAAAACTTCCGCACTAACTATCGTTCTTGGAACAATCAGTTAAACATTGACTTCGACCTAACAGTATCAGAAAAGGATTTGCCTAAAGAGCCTGAAAAGGATTTTGAGTCAATCTCTATCTATTCCTATCGTGAGCAGAAAGAGGAAATCTCTAACGCTATTCGTATTCTAAAGATGACAGATGAGGAAGTAGTTAGCACAAGCACTTACAATGCGGTTGCTCGTTACCTCTAAATGAAATTGGGTGGGGTGTAAAAGCCCCACCTAACTTTCGCCAGGCTGATTAGGGCGATAATAGAAATACTATAGAGCAAGGTTACTGCCGACCTAAAGACGCAGACATCCTGAGCATGATCCCAAAAGGCTCCCCACAAGGGTCCTTGACAAATGTCAGTGGTACCTAGTATAATTAAATTAACCAACAAACAGAAAGAGGTAGCCCTTATGGACCAACCAGTAATAGACAATCACTACATGACACGAGAGTTTTTGGAAACAACTTTAGTGGCAAACAAAGAACGCATTCAGCAATTAGAAGAGCACATTCAGAAAGTAACTCAGCGTTCATATGCAGAATCTGCAGATAAGAATCGTATCGTTGAAGCAATGCAAGAGTGGACCTTGGAAGCAATTAACTGCGGTACCTTAAACGAATCCGAAGGTCAAGAAATTGCAGACATCTGTGGATTTGAACTATCAAAGGAATTTGAAGTTGAAGTTACAGTTATGTACTCAGTTACAGTCAATGCTCGTAATGAAGAAGAAGCAACTAATGCAATTCACGATATTGATTTTGACACAGTGCAATATAACTCAGACAATATCTCATGGCTATCATCATCCATTGACAGAGTAGATATTTAGTAGGGGGCTACTAATAAACCTGAGCATGTTTAAAAACTGCTCACTTTCAATTCCCTCAAAATTTTCCGACGTCCCGCCGACCAGTCATTGTCAAATCGACACGCCGTAGGCTAGGGGTGATCTTTTACGAAATGTCCGTTTTATCCCATGTCTAACTAGATCGATTTGCATTTGTCGGTGGGTAGGTGTATACTTAAATTAACAACAACAAAAAGGAGAAAACTCATGGCACATGAACTAGAAACACAAAATGGCGTAGCAAGTTTTGCCTCATTTCGTGAACCTGCTTGGCATGGATTGGGTACCGTATTCACAGAGGAAAAAACCACAAAAGAAATGTTAGATTTGGCTAACCTTTCTAATTGGAATGTTCGTCTTGAGGATTTGGAAACCCCTACACATCTCACAAGCGATAAGAACTATCAGTATGTTCTTCGCACTAACCCAACAGATAACTCTCAGACCGACATTCTTGGTGTCGTTGGTGAGCGTTACCATGTAATGCAGAATGAGGATTTATTTTCATTCGGTGATAACATTCTTGATGGTGGTGGTCGTTGGGAAACGGCTGGCTCAATTAAGGGTGGTCGTGTCGTATTCGGTGCGTTAGCACTAGAGCGTGAAACAATTCTTGACCCTAATGGTGTTGCAGACAAGGTAAAAACTTATTTGCTCATCAACACATCACATGATGGCTCAATCGCTATTCAAGCAAGCATTACACCTGTTCGTGTTGTGTGCGCTAACACTCTCAATCTTGCACTTAACACTACCCGTAAAAAGGGTGGCGTAAAGCAATCATTCAAGATTCGTCACACACAAACTGCAAGCGGTAAGGTTGCGGTTGCTCGTGAAACTCTTGGTCTTGCTCATAAGTACATGGACTCTTTTGACCTTATGGCTAATGCTATGATTCAACAAGAGGTTTCTGCACAAATGTTTAACGACATTATTCTTGCTGCATACCCAAAGCCTGAAAAGGATTCTAAGGGTGCTTTCAAGAAGTGGGAAAACAAGGTTGATGTTATTAACGACATCTACACAGGCGAGTTTAATGGAATGATTGCTGGTAACGCATGGGGTGCTTTCAATGCACTAACAGAGCGTTTAGATTGGCACCGTTCTGCTCGTGGTGGTTCTAACGAATCTATCCTTGCAAGCGCAAGCGGATTTGACCCTGCTATCAACG